TTTAACAATTGAGAATTCGCACTTGCAGTCAATGCACTTCTTCTTTCCCTCACCATCAAGCGATGAAAGAAAGTAACTCCCGCACTCGGGGCATTTTGGCTTAATTGTTGCGCTCATTTTGTAATCCTAAAATTGCAGCATTAAGGCCTTAATATCAAGCCGGTATTTTTTCGCCTTGGCCGGTAAAAATGTAGGCACCGGAAGGCAGTATTTCTTTGCATCGGTCAGGTTAAATGACTTCTTGTTAATCTCATGCTGCATGGTGGTTATTGTAATCGCATCGCAATAGAAAAACTCATTATCGATGCAGAATAAAAACCCGCAGCGGATATTGCCGATATAAGTTTCAGACTCCTTTTTCAACAAAGCCTTTAGCTGCGTAAGCCCGTCAAACTCAACCCGCGCTTTACGGTGCTTCGCCTCGGCGAATAGCAACACATGTCCGTCAAATATAATGCAATCGCACACGTTCTTAGATGTGAACCTACGCTGCGTCTCTTCCCCCTGCCAGCCAGCATCCTTTAGCCTGGTATAGCTTAAGCCCTGCTTCTCGCAAGACTCCTTAATCAATGCCTCAAAGCCTTTACCGTCCATATTGCGCTATCCCCTGAATAACTTTTAGCGGTATTTCGACCGGGTAATTTTCCACTAGCTTTAGCCATAATTCTGATTGCTCACCATACCGGTGGATAAACTCAAACTTGTCATTGTGGAATAGCTTGTGCTCATCAGGCGTCAGCGGGATAACGAACCAGTGGCCGATATGCACGCGCTCGTTGTTCACATAGGTTTTTCTGGATGATCCTACGCAATGATGAACCTCTACGCCGTGTGCGCCAGAAACGATGCTAGGCTGCTCTTTGCACCATGCCATGAATGCTTTTTCATCAGCGTGCGCGCCTCGGCTTTGCTTGCTTGATTTACGCTGCATATAGTTTTTTCTCTACGGCTTCAAGTATGTGCTGAACAAGATAGGCTTGAACCTCATCGTTTTTAAAGCTTGCCTTGTGGCCAATCTTTTCAAGTATGTAGCTAGATGCGTGTATAGCCTCATGCGCAATAACACTCATGGCATAGGTTTGGCAGTGCATTACAACGACTAAATCGCCATCTTCTTTACGGTGACCGCATCTGGCAAAATACTCTCCGTGAAAAATATCCTCATAGCCTTTTGGAGGGGTTTTATTTCTGCCAAGGTATATGATTACTTTTGAGTGGAATACAGGGATTTTAACTACTACTTTTGTAACAACATCATCTTCGCCATTATTCGCAGAAACCATTACACCATTCCCCGCATTGAATCCCAGAAGCCAGCAGACCAGCTACACATTTCCAGCAGGCTACCGAGACCGAAAGGATTAACGTCATCTCTCCCCTCCCTGTGAGCCTTTACGCCAAGGTCATAGATTGATTGCTGATAGGTTGTCATTTGTTCTGCTCCCGCTGTAGCTTTTGGTATTCACCTTTTGATTCAAGCACACATCCATGAGTAGCGGCGAAATTCTGCAGCCATGTCAAAACTTCGAACATTTCGCCCTGCTTCCATTTCGCGCTGCTGGTGTAGTCTTTTTTCTTGCGCTTGGTTATCACACATTCAACTTCATGTATCATCCAGTCGCGCGGATATTCCCTGTAGAACAATCCTTTGATTGACTTCTTAGTTCCGTCCATCATTCCTTCTGTGAATTGGGAGTAATGGCATTTTGCAAGATGGCACCCGAAGTCAGTCAGCCAAAGATGAAACAGGGCATTCTGTCCTAGAGATCTATCCTGCCCAATTCTAGGAGATCCATAGGTTATGTATTTGTGCTCGCCGTAAAGCTTCTCTACGTTAGCCAAAAAAGCCTTTAGCGATGTATCGGAGTTGATTACCCATGATTCTCCCATTTACCATTCCCTGCCCGCTTTCTGATCGTTCCAGCACTCTGCCATATGTTCGTCGCTGTAGGTGTCGCCATCGCGTTTCTGAGCTACAGCATCCACCGCGTCTGCCTGATTGTGCATAAAGCTATTGCGCATGTATCGGTAGGCGTATAGCTTTTCAAACTCTTCGCGTGTCATTTTGACCACCCAGCAACATATCTGCCATTATCCATTTGTTCCGATACGGCAAACTGAATTGCATCGCAAGGCCAAAACTGCATCCATATTGCAATAATTATCTGCAAAATTGCATCGTTTTTCATTACTCGCCCTCTGGCTTTGGTGCTGCTGATAATAAAGCCCGCATCTTTGTGCGCGCATGGCCCAATGCGAAAGCATTAAAGCATTTACTGCCGTCGGCACCATCATTATCAAGAATATCCTGCGCGCATTTAGCTATTTCAGGTATAGATGCTGCTTGCGGTGGCAAATTCACCACTGTATCGCCAACTTTTACAGCAATAATGTCTCCACATGAATCGGGTTTCTTGTACCACAAGCCACTACAAGCCGCTTGGTACATTACAGGCTCTTGCTTAGGTGCTGGCATTGCCTGTACGTAGCAAATGGTCTGCTCTATCGACTTCATTACGCCATCATAAAAGCTGTAATTCGTGTTGAATTGTTCGCGAGCATCCAGATAATTTTTTGCAGCCAGATCTTTTCTTGCTTTGAGATTTTCAAGCAGTGATTTTAGAGGTTCACCCTGCACTTGCTGCGATGCCTTTGAAAACTCGCAAGGATGACCATCTTCGCAATTCGAACAACCGCATGAATTATCCTGCGATGCCTTGGCAAGTGCTGCGCGCTCAATAAACTGAGCAAAATCACGCTTTGATGCATTCGGATTCGCATCGATTATTTCGTCAATTTCATTGATGGTTAGCATGATGGCTTTACCTCGGATAATGACATGGCGCTTTCTATTACTTTTTCCGTATCGGTGATAACTTTCCACCAATAATGATTTTCAGGGCATTTAATCCGCTCAACATGATTTCTCATATTGGCAGTTGTTACTTTAAGGGCTTCAAATATTCTATCATCCTGTATTGGCATTGCTGGCACGGGGGATTTAAATAGCGGCGTCCACCCGTGGCTTCGGTAAGCGATCATTGTTTGCTCATTGCGTGTGAAATCTTCGCGCTCACTAAACCATCCGTAAGGCTTCTGCTCCCGCGCCTCACGAATAGCCGAATCCATTAGCTTATACGCCTCGCCGAAATCACGGCAGACCATCAACAAATCAGGGCCGGTGAAATTGGTTCGTGTATCGCCTGCTATTACAGCAAGCTCGCCTATTGACTCAGCCAAACATTGCCGCTCATGCGTAAGTCGCAGTGATTCAGCCTCTGCCGCCTCTAATTTCTGGCGGAGCAACTCATAATCTTCTGCTTTCACAACACTGCAATCAATTTGACTGGCAATATCTGGCGACTGAGTCAGATACGCCGGTAGATAATTACCAAAATCATTTTCGTAGTACGCCGTGTAAAAAGGACAGTCATTCAATTCTAATTCACTCATTACAATCTCCCGTTAATTTAAGCCATTGTGAATCATTGGTTGTGCGGGTAAAGTGGTTTAACTGTTCTTTACTTAGAAAGTAAATTAATCAATTCTTTAAATGCAGTCGCAGCAGCTAAAGGAACTTGTCCGTTTCCAATGGCTTTAAGCTGGTCGTTAACGAAGTCCAGCCGAGAGGCCACCCCATCAACCACTCGCAGAATTTCGGGTTCAGTTTTCCACCAATCTGAGCTGTCAATGTTGGCGTGTTGCGCAGGAATTCGCTGGGCGAACATGTTTCTTTTGAGTTGTGCGCAGTCGGTGTAGGAAACTTTGCTACTTGCTGCTCCAGGTTCTTCACTGATCGCTTGCTGGTCGCCTCTGTTATCGGTGCCTGCATCGCACGGCATGATCTTGGAGTAGGCCAATTCTGCATATTGCTCACTTGATCGCGAAGGTTCGCCGGTTTCGATCTGCCAGGACGAGCTATTGTTGCCTCCCTGTGTAGCGCATCGGATGATTTCGGTGGTAACTTGTCCATAGTCGTTGGAGTGGCCCAGTATCCAGATTCTATCTCTGACGTGATTCGCTCCGACTTCAGCCGCAGATAAACACGTCCATTCCGCATCATACCCTGACGCGGCCAAGTCTCCGAGTACAGTTCCAAGTCCTCGACTAGTGAGCATTGGGCTGTTTTCCACAAACACAAATCGTGGTCGTATATCGCCAATAATCCGAAGAAATTCTTTCCACATTCCGCTGCGCTCTCCTTCAATTCCGGCTCCTTTTCCTGCAACGGATATGTCTTGGCATGGAAACCCGCCAGATATAACGTCAACAATTCCCCGCCAAGGTTTCCCGTCAAAAGTTTGCACGTCAGACCAAATTGGGAAAGCTTCGAGAATTCCATCGTTTTGTCGTTGCGCCAAAACTTGTGCTGCGTAGGAATCACGTTCAACTGCGCATACTGTCCGCCATCCGAGCAGCTTTCCACCAAGGATGCCACCTCCAGCCCCAGCGAAGAGTGCAAGCTCTCGCAGTGCTCCATCATTGCCTTGCTGAATATCCAACTCATTCACTTGCCCACTCCTGGCTAAAGCTATCTTGCTCAAAACCTTCAATTACCTGTATGCCGTGCTTATCCATGCAGGCTAGGAAGTATGCTGGGAATATGTTGTGCATGATTAAATCTTCTCTACTTTTACGCCAAATTTTAAACGCCTGAAATTTCCAGTTTTATCCACTGTAGTTTCAATTAATTCCGCATCGTATGAATAACCGCCCCTTTTTGGCGATATGGCATCAGCGTAATCTGCCGCCAAATAAAACGCTTTATCTTCGGCCTGTTCTTGGCTTTCAGCTAAAATAACTCTTGCTGCATCGTAACCAGACCAACAAGCACCAAGCCCATAAACAGCCAGATATTTTCTCAATTTCTATCTCCTATCTGTGTTTATGTATCACACCTGTTCGGCTTTTTCTTCTTCAACTTTTTCAACAACTCCAGTTTCAGCAGCCGGTGCAATTTGAATTGACATAAAAATAAAATCCTTAAAAGTCTTCCAAAACTCAAGCGCTCTTTTACCATCCATTTCTAAAATTCTGCGGTCATCAAATTCAGACCATTCAGAAATTAAATGGCGCTCGCATCCAATTTGCAAATAATCAACCGTGTAAACAACTGGATAAACTTCTGAAACAAAAATGCTTTTAATATGCTCACTGTTACCAGCGGCAAAACTCAGGTTGGCAAAACTCAGGTTGGCAGAACGCAGGTCGGCAGAACTCAGGTTGGCAAAACTCAGGTTGGCAGAACGCAGGTCGGCAGAACTCAGGTTGGCAAAACTCAGGTTGGCAGAACTCAGGTTGGCAGAACTCAGGTTGGCAGAACGCAGGTCGGCAGAACTCAGGTTGGCTTGCTCACCGCCATCCTCATAACGCAACCACATACCGTGCTTTTTTATAATTTCCGCTAATTGTTCTGTGGTGTAAGTTTTCATATTTAACTCCATTGTTTAGTGTTTATGTATTATCGACTTAATGGTGGGGATTGGCGAATTGGTTAACTTAACTTTGCAATTCATTTATCTGATTTGATTTTACAAAATACTCTTTCGGTATGAAAAAATCACACGCATAACCGCTAACTTTAGTTGCCAACTCATCTGACGCTAAAAGCTCATCAATATTCGTGTAATAAAATTTACCTTCTCTGCCTGACGCAGGATCGAGAATGCGTTGATAGAAAAATCCTTCTTGTTCTGCATTTTCAATGCACCACAATATTTGATGTGTTCCGCCCTTAATGTTCAAACTTGGCACAGTAACAAAATAGACGCCAGCCATGTCTGGTTTTGTTTTGTGGTTGCAAAGAACAATTGGCACACCCTTTGACTCCAAGTATTCATCTGGCCAAACCTTATCATCTCCCGCACCCCAATATTTATCGTGATACTCACTTATAATCAGATCAACAGGCTCACCCAAAACCATTGCCAAGCATGCAGAAACGCAAGTGTTATATGTAGGCTGCTGCTGGAACTCTATTTCATCGATAAATATCATTTTGTATTCCTCTCCAGTCTTTCGTTGTCGGCTATCTCTGCAGATAGGTTGGTTAGTTAAGGCTAGAAATACCTTCAAAAAATATATCATCATACCTAGGGCGTGGTGATGGTGAAATTAGTTGATTATTGCTTATTTCATCAATCCTATATTTTGCTTTTTCAAAATAGCCTTTATCAATCTCTATTCCAATAAAATTCCTTCCAGCTCTTACGCAGGCAACCCCAGAGGTACCGCTTCCCATGCAATTATCCATAACGGTATCGCCTTCATTGCTATAGGTTTTAACCAAATATTCCATTAATGCCAATGGCTTTTGTGTCGGGTGCAAATTTACTTTTTGCTTGTCGCTCGAGAAAAACTGAACGCTTCGCGGGTACCGGTCTGTAGAGTCATAATCAGTAACCTTTATTGCCTTTCCGTAGCACTCAGAATTAACGGTTTTTTTGGTTGCCGTTTTACGCTCATGCCCCTGGGTAAACTGAGGGTTGTAAGTGCATTGTTTTCGATAGAATACGCAAACAGACTCATGCGCTCTTAACGGTTGTTTTTTGGCATTTAAAAACCCAGTTGCGGAGCCTTTCTCCCAAACCCAGTCGTATTTAAACATTTTGGGTTGACTCATAATCAATGCGCTGGTAAATGGCTGCATTGAAGTAAGAACGATGGCTGCAGATTCCGTAGTTATGCGAATGTACTGCGCCCAAAGTTCTTTAAAATCAATTACTGAATCCCACTTGCACTGAGTGATACCGTAGGGCAAATCACACAGAATCATATCAACACTCGCATCGGGAATTAATTTCATCAGCTCCAAGCAATCCCCTTGCATTAAATTTATAGCCATTTCAATCTCTCCAGTCGTTTCATATCTTCAATATCTGCCGGTGCGGATTAACCTAGTGCAGAATCGATGCCAGCATTTATGACGCATTCGTACCCGTAAAATATCTTGTCGAAGTCTTTCAGCGCCTGCTCTGCTATCTTTTTCTTTTCTGCCTTGGTTAGATTTATCCAATCTGGATCTTCTTTGCATGCGTCATTGAATCCAACGATGCACCCTTGCAAGAACTCTGTTTTTATATCAGACATCGAATTGCCCCAACAAATGGTTTAGCGTTTCTTTACCATTCTCAAAATTCTTTGCTGCTGACTTTGCGCGCTTGATATTCAGGTGCTTGATGTAACCGGCCACTCTGTGATCTGGTGAGGCTTCGTTCTTGGCGCCAGTCGGGAACATTCCAAATTTCTCCTTGTATTTGTGCTTTGCCCATCCGTCGGCGTAACCTTTCAATCTGGCGTGATGAAGCAATCCAGAATAGAACCCTTGATCGATTTCTTTCACTTCCTGTAACTCACCGGCCACCACTTCCAGGTCACGCTTCTTGCGCTTTACTTCATGGCCACACACCAAACACTTACCAGCCGCCATAATTGCACTACAGCACTCGCAAACCTGAGGCTCTTTCTTTTCGTCCTTCTTGGCTTGGGCGTCTTCTTGGTATTCCTTTTTTCCATCGTCTAGGCAATCAGGGACAATATCCTCGGCGAATCCATGGCGGCAAACGTTGCTAGCGTGATCCAGGTAAATAGCGTATTCCTTGCCATCGAAAATACGCATGATCCGGCCTACTCTCTGGACGTAGCGAATGAGCGATTTAGTCGGGTAACAGTCGATAATGCAGCGCGTGCTTGGTGAGTCGTATCCAGTATTAAGCAGACTTGAGCAAGAAAGTATCTTGAACTCACCAGCGTTATGCCGCCTGTAAATGTCTTGGCGCAATTCTGGCTCTGTGTAGGCGTCAATGTGTACCGATGGAACCCCTGCGCGCTCAAACTCAGCCACAAGTCCTCGTGAGTGGCTTATCGATGGGCAGAATGCGATTGTCTGTGCGTTCTCACCAAGCTTTAGCCAAGTTTTGATAACATCGCCTATCAGCTTTGGCTTTTCCATCTCAATGGCTAGCTGCGTAGGGTCGTAATCCTTTCCGCCAGTCTCGGTGCGCTTTAACTTAATGTGCTCAAGGTCTGGCTGCTCACCGGCGTAATACTTGACTGGGCAAAGGAATCCTTTTTCTAGCAGCTCCCGTGTGGTGATTGGAACAACCAATGCGCTGTAATACTTACCTAGTCCTTTGCTGTACGGCGTGGCGCTTAGTCCGATGAATGGAACGGCACTATAGGCTTCCATCATCTTGGTTAAGCCTTCGTAATGCGTATGAGCCTCATCTACAATGGCAAAATCAAACTCCAGCATCATGCGGCGTCGGGTCAATGTTTGAATGCTGGCTACTTGTATAGGCGCGCGCGGGTCGGTCTTTGGATGATTGCCCTGAACCACTCCACACCACAACCCACAAGCCTCAAACTTTTCTATGGTCTGCTCTACAAGCTGGATGCGGTCACAAATGAACACGCCGCGCTTACCTTTCCGGTGAGCTTCCATCATCATGTGCGCAGCCACAATCGTCTTACCAAATGACACATTGGCACCTAGCATGATGCGTTTGTGTCCGGCTCGCATGTATCCGCGTATCCCCTCAATTGCATCTATTTGGTGAGGTCTTAATTCCATGTTATTTACCTATTAATCTAGGTATTTACTACTTACCTAGGTGGTGATTCTCGGAGTAAAGGTGAAAGAACCCCATACCCAAAAAATTGGGCTTGAGCCTTTCACCTTACGATTACCATGGCGGAGCCATCCCATCGCTTGGTGGTCTGGTATAATTGACGCTAGCCAGACTTGCGCACCTTCCTCCCGTCAAGGAGTCATACCACTGTTTGCGCTTTCGAACTCAGTTGTCGCGTGGTTATCTTCATACGACGTAAGACGCTGCCGGTGAGTGAGCCATAAGGCGGACATATCTCTCAGCGAATGTTTTGTTGCTTTTGATGTAATCGCAGGCGCAACCGACGGACTAGGGCTATCGCAGCAATAAGCTGTAATTTTAGGCAGGCATTTAGGCTACCTTAGCATTTAGTTAGTCGCCTTTTTAGCGTTGTATGGTCAACGTTTTCCTCTCGACTGCGCCAACCCACTGCTAAGGTGAGAGGAAGGGCTTTCAACTGAATCTGGCGAAACAATCTAGGCGCAGGTATTAGTATAATCAATATTTAGGATTAAGCAATAAACTCAGTGGATAAAACTAGCAGATTTGTGCTGCGCTCAACGCGATATTTTGCCTGCTTGTGATTATCCGCCATAACATCGATAAAGCTAGATGACTTTCCGCATCTCACCTCTGCTCGGTATTGGTACATAATTCACCTCATTTTGTATAATCAATTAATCGGTGGTTGTAACAACATCATAGGTCAAAGCGGCAATATCAGGCTTGCATGGATAAAACTCGCCCTTAACTCCTTTGATAATATAATCACCTATATCTGCGTAATGCTTTGCCTCCTTGTTTGGGCCATCCTCCAGTGTGTAAATAAGCAAACCATCACGCTTTACAAGGCTTTCATATTGCTCCCATTTATCCATTGCCTCCATCGTTGTCAAATCTGGCTTACCATCCGTAAACGTTATCACCTCGAAAAGGTTTTCTCCTGTCCATATAACGGCATCAACTTCAACTGGTTTTTTTCTTAATCTTAATTGCATAATATTCACCTGTATTTATAGCGGGTAGGGGTTAAAGGTTGGGTATATGATTACCTGCATGATCTACCCACTGCTTAAGTTCTTGCGGGAATGGCAAGTGGATTATCTGACTAACGTGGGCGCACCCCTTGCTGGTCAATTTTGCTTCCCTATTTCTTTTGTCCCACTCAATAATACCAACCCGTTCAAATTTTTCTAAAGTCTCAGCAATGATTGGCTCAGCTATTCCAATATACCAATCTGGAATAGTGTAAATATCTAGCAATAATTTAATTTCGTAAGGCGTCATAATTCCATACTCCTGTGGTTAGTGGGGGTTAAAGATCATCAACCGAAAGGCCTTCAATGCAAAGGCCGCCAGATTGGAATTTGCTGATTAATTCAATTGCCTCGCCGCCATCGGCATCTGCAAGCAATTTTAAAAACTCTTTCAATGTTAAGTTATTCATAATCTCTACCTCTTGTTTATAGCTGGTTAGTCTTTATTGTGTATTGGATGCTCAACGCTTCAAACTGCGCAATCAAATTTCTAACCGGCGCGTAGTGATGCATGTCGTATGCAGAGATTTCAATAACTGGCATATTGCGCTTTGCTGATAGCCATGTATTCCATGCAACATGCGCGGAAATATAAACATAATCTCCGTTACCATCGCGATCAAGCCCAGTCTTTGAGTCCTCAGAAAACCATTTGTGAAATTGTTCTCGCCATTTTTCGATTTGATTTTGCTCTGTCATATATCACCCCAGCACGATAGATGCGGCTATTAGGCCGAAGGAAATTAATAAAAATTCCCGAGACTGAATGTGGAAAAACTTGCTGTAAGCTAACGAATATCCCAAAACAGACCATCCAGCTATCGCCATAATGTCGGTTGCTAGTTCCATTATTGGTGCTCCTTTGTCATCTCAAACATGTTGCAAGTAGCCATTTTTTTCACAGCAAAGCCTCCAATACCGCAGCGCAAATTTGATTCCTTTGTATACTGGTTTGAGCTGTACGCGCTTTTTATAACCTCTTTATCGCTTTTGAAGTGAATGCAGTTTGCGCATGTTTTTGGTATTGGCTTTTGTTCATACCCTTGCGCTAATTTTGCTTGTGATTGTTTACTCATAATCCGCCTCCACCTTAACGAAATCCCACAGCATCACGCATTCAGCTCCTGCCTTTTCGCACTCGGCTTTTACTGCCTGAATGTCGTGCATGCCTACGCCCATTGTTTGGGTGTCGCGGTAGTCAATAGCTGCGCCTATAGCCAACCCAATGCAGCCACCAGTAAAACACCATTTTAATAAATCGATAATGTGCTTTTTCACTTTGCAACTCCCATTTCCACAGTAAGGTTTTCCAATGCAGCCTCAAGTATCTGGCCAATCTTAATCTCAGGCTTACCAAGCTTCTTACGTTGCTTGTCTATCATCGCTTTTCTATTGGCAAGTAATGAAGCGGCGTAAGGTGATAGGTTTACCATCTTGCGTTCGGTTGGTTCTTTGGTGTGTGCCATGTGGCCTCCGTTGGTTGTTTCGTTAAATATACCAGTAAAATATTTATTTACAAGTGGTTTACATTTATATTTTTCGTTGTTATATTGTAATCGTCAACAACGGATGCCATAGGAAATAAAATGAGCAATGAAATAGATAACCTTAAGTTTTGGAGTGCGGTATCAAAGACCGACACGGCAGCAACAAAAACCAGCAACCAAGGCGGGCGCGAACAAACCAGTATTAACGGCTATTGGATGGTAAAGCAGGCCACAGAGCAGTTTGGCATGGTTGGTATAGGTTGGGGCTGGGACGTTATGGAGGAGCGCTGGGACGATGGCGCAATGATCCCAATCAAACAAGATGATGGATCTACGCGCCTTGAGCAGTCAAAGACGCACACAATAAAACTAAAGCTTTGGTTTATTGTAGATGGTAAGCGAGGCGAGATCACCCAGTACGGACACACGCAAGCAATATATAAATCAAAGTGGGGCGTTAGTGACGATGGCGAGGCGCCAAAAAAGTCATTGATGGATGCCATTAAAAAATCACTTTCAATGCTTGGCTTTAGTTCTGACATCTTCACCGGCATGTTTGATGATCGCGATTATGTTCAGCAGTTGGAAACAGAGCAAGCAATATCTAAGGCAGAAGACAAAGACGCGGAAATTGCAGCCAAACGAGCAGAAACCAGCGACTACGTTTTGCGCCACATTGAAACAATCAGAAGCTCTAAATCACAAAACGAAGTTAAGGGCATAGTTAAGGCGGCAACGCTACACCTGACCCGCCAAAAAATGATCTTATCAATCGCTGATATTTGCGAGAAAGGTATTGCAGCAATATCTCGCGAGTCAGAGACAAAACTTAAGGAGCTTGCACAATGACAGCGCTACACGAATTAACCGGCCAGTTTTTAGAGCTGGCTAACAATGAAGATTTACCAGCAGAAGCGATACGCGACACGCTGGAGGCTATGGAGGGCGATATACGCACCAAGGCGGTATCATTAGCTGACTGGGCGCTTGATATGGATGGCAATATTGAAAAGATAGACGCGGCCATTGAGAGACTGCAGGACAAGAAGAAATCAATCTCCAAGCGCAAAGATTCGCTTATCGAATACCTGCGCAATAACATGGAGGCAACCGGCATTAGCAAAATTCAGTGCCCCCTGTTTAGCATCACTCTGGTTGCCGGTCGCGAGTCAGTAGCAATATCAGACGAAAGCGCAATACCTGACGATTTTCTCAATGTAAAAACGGTAATTTCGCCAGACAAAACGGCAATTGCTAAAGCCTTAAAAGACGGTCAAGAAGTTGCGGGGGCATCTTTGCAGCGCGGCCAATCATCAATCAGAATCAAGTGAGATAAATATGCACAGCGTACCATTCCGCCTAAACGAAAACGCCCAAGAATTCCAAGCTGGTGAATACACCGGCTTTGGTATCCGCACCGGGGTTAAATACCAGGATAAAACCAAGCAAGACCAGTGGACAAATTACAAAGCCGCTATTTTTGCAAAGTCGACAGCACAGGTTGATTTTTACCGTGCAAATCTAATCAAAGGCGCGCTAGTTGTAGTCACTGCGGAGAAGCAAGAGGTAGAGCTATTCACCAAGCAATCAGGCGAGACCGTGGCGGCAATTAAGCTACTAAACGCTAATGTGGTAGCGGTTAAAACTGATCGCGCTCCAGATGCGGCGCAGCAGGCTTACAATCAGGCGGCATCACCAAAGCAAAAAATGGCCAATCAGGCAGCGCAACAAGCACCTGCGGGATTCGATGATTTTGACGATTTTATTCCATTTTGATGATTAAGCGCTGCTGGCATTTTAAAACCATAACCGGAAAAGGCAGGACTATGATCCTGCTTGATCCGGCAGGGCATGACGAGGCGCTGCGCGAGTGCGTGGCGTCATTGGGCGATCAAATCGTAAAGGTATATTGATATGGCAAATATGAGCTATTGTAGGTTTCAAAACACAAACAAAGATTTTGGTGGGTGCCTATCCGCGCTGAATGATATTTACGAAATAGAATAGCTTTCGGATGATGAGCAAAAAGCGGCTCGCCAACTCTACGAAAAAGCAAGAAGCTATATTGACTCTTACCTTGCTGCAACCGGAGGTTAAATCATGAAACGACTACAGGTAGGCGATGAGTGCTATGTGCGGGTTGTTGCTACCGGCAGTATTTACAAAACGCGATACCAAAATGGGATCATTGGAATGGTAAAACGGGGTAAATTTTTCCGGCTGATATACCCAAACCAAGCAGTAAAGGATCTAGCCAAATGAAATACCTAAAAATAATTGCGGCAATCGGCGGGTTAGTTTTGGCTTGTGCTGTCATTCTTGTTTTTGTGTTTTGGGTATACACGCCAAGTCTTTAACATAACTTTACGATACATAACGGCACCTTACAATCGGTGCGATATTATGGGGTCATCAATAACCAAATGAGGTAACGAAAATGAAAGCACACAATTGCCAAGCTAAATACAGAATTTTCTGCTTCAAAACTAGAGAAGTAATTGCAGAATCTGAAACAAAAACAGGTGTTGAAAGTTATTTCAGTTCGGTTGGCAAGTATATGGAAACAATGGACATTTGCCCAAACCCACAAGGCGGAAAAGATTATTTTGTTGTAGATCCAGACGCATAATAATCCAATCAATAACTAATCGGAGCAATAAAATGTCTTACTTCAAAGAATTCTGCGAGTCGATACACAAAACAAAGGCGGGATATGTGCCGGATTTGCTGGATTTAGTTGCGCAAGGTTTTGGTGATTTGTGCATGGCTGCGTTTATTGCAGATCAATTCACACCAGAAATGGGCGAATGGTATATGGGTGCAAGTGAATGGCATAAAAATAACGCCTATTCAAGCCATGAGTCATCATGCCAAGACGCCATAGACGCATACAACCAAGGCATTGACGATGCGCGCGAAAAGGAAGTAAAAATTGAGCTTATCGACGATCACATGTGGATTGGCCTGCTTGATCCAGATTACAAATGGCAGCGCTTTAACCAAGCCGAAATCGACGCAGGTTTTAGCGGCACAGGCCGGGAGTTCTGCTGATGTGCAAAGTAACCATAATCCCCATGGGAGCCACAGGAATTAAGCACCCTAACGACTGGTTCAGACTTTCAGTTATGGGAAACAAAATCTCACGCGAGGCCGAAGCGGCTAAGAAGAAACATTTACCAAGCAAGAGGGTTAAGTGATGAATTTATGGGATGGAAAAGGCGAATTTCCAGTGGTTGGTACGGTCGCTGAGTTTTATCATGATGAGACCAATCGCAGTGAAAGAATCTGTGTTGATTCATGGAAAAATGGGGATAAGCTTGAGTGCTTGGCTATTAGAAAGGTTGGCATGGATAATCTACCAGTATTTTTTAACATGCGCGATCAAACCGCATCCTGCATTGTCCGTATGAGATATCGCCCAATCAAATCCGACCGAGAAAAGGCGATAGAGGCAGCAATGGAGGTCGCACTATCACAGGCTTATTTTGGCGACTCATTAAGTATATGCGAAAGATTTGCCGTTGGTCTTTACGAGACAGGATTGCTTCGCCTGCCAGAGGATAAATAAATGGACACATTAACAGCGGGCTTGGTTTTCATGCTAGTTATTGTAGGATTTCTTATTGGTCTAATGCTGTCTGGATTCATCGGATGGCTTATTTGCGGAGCTTTAGACTGGTTTAAGCGCGAAGTGAAGCAAGAAGAATTCACATCGTTCAAAAGCGAGCATCAGGACTGGATAGCAAAGAGGATGAACAAATGCGATTAATTAAATGGCTAAAAGATTGGTGGAACCGTGACACATGCGAATCTGAATTCGACGAAGACTACGCAATCCAGCATGATCGGGTTAACGAGGGGTTTCCTCCGACTAACGATATATTAGATAACCTGCGCGCTGCCGGTCTGGCTGAGGGGGAGTGATGAAAATTTTCGACGAAGAAGGAATGTTTAAATTGCCTAAGATTGAATCTGGAATGTTTGAGCTTACAAAAAAAGATATTTGTTACGATCCATCGCACAACATTCCTACTCATTTATATATTCCACCGGGACACGGCTATCGCCATAAGTGCCCACGATGCGGACATGTTTCGGTCGCCACAAATACTAATTGCTATTAATAAAATTTGGTGAATATAATGACCCTATCCGAAGAGTGCCCACACCAAACAAACCAGTTCACTAGCTGCGGATCGGCGATTAAAGCCAAGGATCACGAAAGAGATGAAATAGAGCGATTGACCAGGGAATATTTGAAGCGAAATAAGTTGCAATCAGTAGCAAGTGATCCGAACAAAATTCATGGAGCACCTGAAAATGCATTGGGGATTGATACTGGGGAGCATCGGAGAAAGTTAGGACTGAATAGTCCAATTTAAAAAGCCCCACTTAAGGGGCTTTATTTTTACTCTTCCGACTTCTCTCTGGACTTCAACTGCTTATACAAATTGGGATCTTCTTCAATCCTTATAAGCGACATGCCATGTGTTGCTAGCTCTTTCCCCATGTACCTCAATCCATAAACCTCCAAAGGATTGCGGGGAAAAAAATGAACAACCATGTCGTCATCAAGGTATGCGCATAATTTATGCATGACTTACCCCTTACGCGTTGACGTTGGTAGGGTTTGCAGTTTGCGCGCCTGTGGTTGATGCACCAGTGTTGCCAACGATTACGTTGCTGTTGGTAGCCCGGGCAACTTGACCAGCCAATCCATTAACGCAAGCCAACAACTGGTTAACAGTAAACTCCTGTCGCTGGGCTTGTAGCTGCGCCTGTTGCTGGTTGGTGTTAACTGTGGTAGTTACGTTGTGACTGTTGTTTTGCTCGCGGTTAATCGCACGCTGTTCGCTCTCGCGCAATTGTGCAACAGTCAATTGCTGCTCAAGATCGCGGATTCTGTTTTGGTTCAAAACCTCAATTACGTTGCGTTCAGAATTAGCGATTGCAACTTGGATAGCTGTGCTTTGGCGATCAACATTTGTATCGACTGCGGCGATTGATTTCTCGAGCGCGAATTGATTGATGAGCAAAGTTTGGGTATTGTTATTGCCCTGAAGTGTTAAGTCACTCACCGCACCAGCCAAAGCCAGCTGAACCTGAGATTCGGCAAGCGGGATAGCGGCCTTAATGTCACCAAGGGTTTGCTGGTTCAATGATTCATTAGTCACACAGTCACGACAATCTCGGCCATTGTCGTTATTACCAAAACCACCGAGACCGCCTCGTCCAAGTAGCGCACCAATAAGCAGCCCACCAATCACACCGCCACCACCAAAGTCGCCACCGCCCATACCAAAACCGCGACCGCCTACGATATCTTCGTTAAATGTAGCCATGATATAATCACCTAAAGTTAAGTTGTTTGTGGGTAAAACCGTCTTCGCAAAACGATAGTATCCGCAAGCAAACTTAATTTTTAGGTGGTGATCGAAATGTCACTGTTGCATGTAACGAAGGACGGATTTTGCGCGTATTGCGGCGCCAAACAGCAATTGTGTGAGGTTTGCCAAGGATTTTTTCATAGCAGAAACCGGCGCCACAAGATTTGCAGCGACCGATGCAGAACCAAAAAGGGGAGAGATAAAAAGCGGGTTACTGAGGTCGAGTAACTATTTGGGCTGGCAATAATCCGGCTGTGATCTGGCGATAGCCTCAGCCTGAAGCGCATTATACCCAGCCGTTATTTCTTTGATTTGAGTCTTTAGGCGTAAAACAGTTCGTCCAGCGTCTTCTCCAAGTTCGGCGCCGGTTTCTTCAGATGCTCCGGCAACGGAGTTGGCACCGGACACTGGACAGGAGGCTTTGACGCGCACCCGAGGCCAGCAAGACTTATCAGCATAACAAGTGCGTAGCTTTTCCAGTTCTTCATCATCTTTCGCCCTCTGTTCAAAATATTGTTGTGCCCTTAATGTTGTTTCTGTCGCTAGCTTACGCTCTTTCGCTATCAGGTCTTCGCCAGCTTTGATTTGAGCGTCTTTAGCCTTAATCTCTATCGCCAATGCACCGTTAGCTTGAATCTGCTTGTAAAGGCCAAATGAGGCCAAGCCAAGTAGCGCAGTTAAAATACCAATCGCTATCAGTAAAGGTTTGCTAATCATAATCCCACCGATGTTAGTCCTGCTGAAGTTAATCCGATGGACGTAATTCCTGCCGATGTTAGCCCAATATCAACTGATTCGTCAGAAATTTCCTGCACACCAAGAGAGCCCCACCCATCTGTAAAATTGCCGACATACGCCGTAAATTCTGTAACCCCTTCGTCAGCATCAAAAGTTCCATCGTTATTGACAACTACAGTCCCGGTGCCAACGATATCACCATAATCAATAATATCACCAGATTCTATATCTGGCGTTGATGTGATGCGATTATCAGCCGTTGTATTGGGAGTGCCAATAGTTACTCGACTGTACTCAGAATGGCTAGTAAGTAACATCACGCTCGACGTTGTGCGATTGCCTGCGGCATCTTTAATCTGCGCCCACGCTTTCAAAAGTGATGCAGTAGCAAGCCCGGTTAAATTATCCGTTTTCAGTGTCGCTGCGGTGATTGAAGTAGCCGCAGCATCGAATGTTGCGTCTGCTGGCTGTGACGCTCCCGATGCTGTGACGACGGTTGAACCGGTGCCGGATTCGTTGCTGGTGTAAGTAACAGAAGCCGTGGTTGATCCGGTTACGCTGTTAGTCGGACCAGTGCTAAATGTTGGCGGGGTTACATCGGGACCGGCAATCTCACCGGTAACCTGGAAATTTGATGTTTGGGTTCCTGTGCCGCCGCCAGATGCAATAAAGAATGCAGGTGCACCGGTGGAAAGCGCAAATGCAATTACTGATGGCTGTGTACCAACTATTGACCCGTTTTTCCTAAACGTGAATGTAGCAGTAGTCGTAACCCATGTTGCCTCAAGCGTGAGTACGTCGCCATCGGCAAAATAAGCGTCCGATTGCGCAGCAAGAATAGTGACAGGTACCTGGACGCCAGCGACAGTTCTAATAATCTTTAGATCGTTATTATTTGCCCCAACACGGGTGATAGTAAATCGCACGTTGTTACTTGCGTCAGTGTGCAGGATGTACATGTCGATGCGGGTTGTTGTATTGACGAATTCTACAGCAGTGCCGCCTGCCGCCTTGATTGTGATAGATAGAGACTGAGCCTTATCGATTGCACCGTTGTATTTGATGAGATTGGTGGTGCTATTGGATATCTGTTTTAGAAATCCAAGGGCGTCAACCATGGTGTTGCTGCTGCTTTGCGACAACCTTGCATCAGACAGAGGATTTTGATTGGGTGTAAACGTAATATTTACTGTCATTAGCTTACACCCCAAAGATTAGTTGTTGAGATTTCAAAATTATCAATATCCAAATAATCTGCTATGGAATTGACCGCATTGCGGGCACCGAACAAATAACCACGGTTAAAGCCCTGCCATACCTCCTCATTGTATAGCCCAAGCTCTAAATTGCGCATGAGCAATAAACCATCTTTCCATATCTCTAGCACACCATCAGCAGCAGCGCCGTAATAATTGGTGTTGTCTCCTGCGCCCAAATACGTAGCAGCTTTTACATGAACAATGAACTGGCGAGAAACCCCTTTATCAGCAACAACAATCCCATTTGGGCAAATCGCTTCATTTGCCCCGTTATAATCAATGATGTTGACGTTTGCCGACGTAAACCCGTGGATTCTTGGTGCAATAAAACTACCGCCGTCACCGTTTGAATGAGGATTAAGCTCCAGGCTAAACAGCATTTCCCCGGGTGCGTTATATCCATCGTTTGCACTTGTGCCGTTGGTGTTAGACCACAGCATAATATGCCCTTTATTGTTGTCACTGCCACCGTCTGGCTGATGGTTATAATCTGGGGATACATACAAATCGTATTTAATCCACAATTCCTTGTATTTATTTGTACCAAGCGTGAATCTTTGTTCAGCCATATTTGCCGAAGCTGGATACGCTATTCTTAATTTTTGAGATACGACAGACGAGTTATCGGATGATCCCCACGCGAATCCATTGCCTGTTTTACTCAAGTCTCCAGACGAAAAATCATCGAAGAAAATTGATTGTAGCGGTACTTTTGTGGGATCGGAATATCGCCTGCCATCCCATGCTGATGGCAAAGGCCAGCTTTTAGCAAGCACATTTTTGGCGGCCATTATTTAAGCTCCTGTGCGCGAGCGATGCAGAAATCAACGTCATGACCTTCAAATAGGTATTTTTCAGCGAGGCGACGGCGGGCAAGGCCTAGCATCACTTTGCCATCGTTTTTATTCCACCGAAGGAATTGAGCTGCTGCGCCTTCAAAGTCGCCAGAGTTGATCATTTTTAGCAGGGTGGATGATGATAGGGCGCCAGTGCCAATGTTATAGGCAAGGCACACAAGCGCATCGAATTGGCTTTGGTTTACTGGTATGCTTAACAAGCTGCCAACTCCAGCAGAAAACTTGTCAGCGCTTTTTTCCAAAGCTGCATCTGCCTGTTCCTGAGTCCAGATTAGGCCTTTAATTACCTCCTTGCCAGTATGCCCCCAGCCTATTGTCCAAGGGTTTCCATCTGCACTGCCAGGATCTGGATAAGCCTGCAATTTGCACGACTCGAAATACTTTTTAAGCCTAAGTCCGTTAGTTGATATTTTCATCTTTCTTTGCCTCAAGAAATTTCTGTACACCATTTCCGGCAATGTAGGCGGCTGCCGTAAGGCTGATCACAGTTACAAATTCACCGCCGCTTATTTTACCAAAAACAGTGAGCAGTATTGATGCATTGACACACCAGCAGGTAAGCAGAAATCGCCTGCCTCCGAGGTCATTAATCGTTTCGCGCATCTTCAATTTTCCTGCGAAGCAATTCTATTTCAAGTTCATTTTTTCTCATAGTTACACGATGCTCTCGGTTTTGCCTGAGCTGTGTACAGATGTGCGCGAAGATCATAACAAGCGTGAGAATAAATGCGGCAAAGGCAGAGGCTTTTACCATGTTTGCATCGACCCATCCCCATGCAGTTGCAAGCCATGTAGCTATTGATCCGCTAGCGGTTATTGTCGCTGCTTTTTGACTTAGGATTATTTCGGCGGCTTTGCTCATTTAGATACCACGCCCACATTTTTATCCCCGCTATTAGTGCGGCGGAGAAAACGAGTGTGCCAAATAGTATCTCCATGCAGCCCTATCCGCGAGATGAGTAGCGCCAGAATGACGCACTGATAAAGCACAACCAGTGAATTGAAATTCTGTAGGCTGGCTTCGGCAATATACAGCCTCCATCCAAAATAGTGCATTACAATGGATAACAGGGAGAGCGGTATTAAAAAATAGGTTATTCTTGATTTCAAACACCCATTTAAGCATGCAAGTAATGCTATCACCAGAACATCACCAACGGCGCCCAGCATAAAGATTTGAGCGTCATTAGTTGTGATCAGTGATACAAAATTAAATGCATGAGCAACAAGGCAATACATCAGAGACGGCAACCTGTCATTCCCGCGAATGAAAACAGATACAAGAGTAAATGAAATCAAGAAAAACTCATTCATAGCTATTCGCTCGCTAGTTTTTCGTCGGCATCGGCATCAGTGTAGATTTCAATTTGATGCTGATCAACGATCACCAGCACCTTATTTTCGGTGACAGCATTTTGATCTGCTGTTCTGTTTCCTGTGCCGCCATCACGCGGACGTATAATAATTTGTGGCATTTTACTCTCCTGAAATTTTAAGTTTAATTGACTGACCTACAGTTCTCATACCAGTTATTTCCGTCAGAGCTGATTGTAAGTGTGTCATTTAGCGTAGTTACAAAGTCAGTAGATATTTGTATGGTTGATCCGCGAGTGACAGTTAATGCCGCAGCAAATATCAATGTTACAGTGTTTCCAGAATGCCCCATAGGATCTATGGTTGTAATATTGGTTGTTCCTGTAACCCTAACAAAGCGCTGTCCTGTGGGGATCTTTATTGTTGCTGCACTGGCAACAGCTATTAAAGCGGGCTCATTAAACGACTCGCCAATAACTCCACTTAAGATATTGTCTCTATATTCACGCATGGCGCTAGTGCCTGCAAGCCGTATTGCGTACTCCTCAGCATTCAAAAGAAGGTTGCCGGTTACTGAGTGTGTTGACTGGGTTCCAGATGCTATGAACAAGCAGTATCTGGTGGTTCCGGTCAGCCCATAAACAGAATTGTTTCTAACAGTTAAGTCATCAGTAGTCGCCGAGTAAATACCATAATCATCAGTGGCAAATCCTCCCGTGGCCGGATTTCTTATTGTATTTGATGAGATCTCAACTCCGGTATTGGTTGATGAATAAATTGCAGTCTTATATGTGTCGTTAATATTATTTAGCGAAACCTTAACTCTTTCGCAGTTGGTAAAGGAAATACCATTTGATGTTTCGCAATGAGTGATTTGATTGCTGCTTATAGTTAAATCCTTAATATAGCGTAAATTAATCCCCAGTCCTACATTAACTCCATTGATATTATTGTTAGATATAACCACGTTTTCCGCATAAAGCGGAGTTCCGCCCGGCGTTACGTTGTAAACAATAATTGCATCCCCGCCAAGATTGGCGCAATCAAATATGCTGTTATTGGAGATGTTGATATTTTTAACGCTTCCGCCGAATGATGTATAATACTGGACTTTAATTCCATTTCCATCCGCCGTCTTAATAACATTGCCGGTTATATTTAAGTCCCTTACTGCGGTGTCGACGTATATTCCGTGTTCGTTAATAATGTTGTGTATGTTGTTATTTGCTAAAATAACACGCTGGGAGCCTTCAGCAATAATAAAGCCCTGAGCGACTTCGTATATTTCATTTTCCGCACAAATAACCCCATTACCTAAAATGGTTGCTCCTGTGCAGTTCCTTCTATTTATGTCTACGCCTAAAACTGAAGACCCTGGGCCTATTACTGTATTTCTGCAAAATATTACATTCTGAGCTTCGGTTAAAACCGAAAGCGGGGAGTACCAAAAGTTTTCAAATTTGTTATTGAATATGCATATATTTGATGCGCCGCCTGCCTTTATAGCAATCGCCCTTGAGGATGATGAATTTGTAAATGATGCCTCAGATTTTCCAACAAAGTTACCATTAAAAATATGGACATTATTTGACCCTGAGCAATCGAAAACCTCCCTCTGATCGCTTGTCTGCACTATTCTTGAACCGTTAAGATTAATGCGCCTATTTGATGAAACAATAACCTTGTCGCTAAAGTTGTATATTGATCCGCTGGCGCCATTCACCGAAGAAAAGGCATCTACTGCGCGCTGCCAAGCTTGGTAATCGTCATTAATGCCATTCCCATACGCTCCTGCGTGCTCAGGATTAAAGATTGATGCGTTTATTCTTTTAAAATAAACCCCAGCGGTAGCGCTTGCAAAAGTTGCTGCGTTATCAGGAGTTACTACCCCCGATAACGCCAGTAACTGACCGCCTCCCTTGTCTGTTCCAGAGTTGTATTCTTTCAGGTAGTAAACCTGCCCAGCAACTGGAGCTGTGGCAGATAGGACGGCTACACTGTCTATATTAAAACGTGGAGCCTTCAAATCAAGTGCTGACTGCTGAGCAGTAGATATCGGCTTATTTACATCGCTGGTATTGTCAACATTGTTTAATCCAAGATCTGTTTTGTGCTCAGACAATGTTCTTCTGCTGGCGGTATTGTCTGAATTTAGGCGAACATACCCAACTGATGCAGCGTCATCTATTGAGATTACCGAATTACCAGCATCAGTTGGCACAACACCGTTTTTTAACCGTGTTCCAGATTCGCCATCCCATACAGCAATAGCTCCATCAATAGATGGGGTTTCAGAAGACTCAATACTGTAACTAGTAAGAACGAATACGCCATCCTCTGTTGGGAATTCCTCGCCAACACCATTACGATAATTTTGTACATCAGCGGGGTTATCAAAGTCTGCGGGAGCAGGAACAGTAGGGGAAAAATATATAATGCCATCATGTGACATTTTTGGTATATCAGCACCCCAAAGCAGAGAGCCCCCGCCAGACTGTCCATTAGGTGCAAATGAATTTAGGTGAAATTGCTGGCGGTTTTCTACCTGATCGAAATCGAATGACGCAAAATCAGTAATGTCATCAATTGGAATTACCTTTGCCTTATCTCTTTCCGCAAGAGTCTGAGATTTCCACACACCAACACTCTCATCAAACACCAATACCTTATCAATTGGCTCGCTTTGAGCATTGGTTATAGCGTCTAAGACTGCTATTTCTTTTGTCTGTATTGGAAAGCTATTTATCTCGCCCATGACTTTATTTCCTAAAGATCTAGCAATCTTGTTACTTTAATATACCCACACTGAACTCTGGTGGCGTTTGAAGGCGTAAGCGTCCCCTGCGCCCAAGTTATGCAGATTCCAGTTCCGGCACTATTATTTACCATTCCCTTAAACTTTAGTGAATTATTTGATGATGTGCCGGGGTATACCAAAACGGATGTGCCTAGATACTTGTTATATGAGTCTGCCGTTGTTATCCCGCTCTCTACATGATCCCAAACTCCAGCAGTTGCAGGAAAACCGAAGGCATCTCCGTTTGTTTTAACTATCTCTGCATATATTCCATTTACACTACTACCCTCTGTAGTAAAGTGCATGTAAACCTCTACCTCATACCACCCAGCAGATAATGCAGAGATAGATAGGTCAGGATCAATGCTCGTGACGTTTGTTACTTTGTCTATTGCTGCCGTCCTTAATGATGTGCTTACTTTTGGGTTTGTCTGGTATATCAATGGCACTAACGAATCTGCCAATTCCTGCCCATCAACATCAAGTGAAATCTGGTCTCCATCATCAGACCATGTAAAATAATCAGCATTGGATGTGAATGTAGATGCAACTGGGATAGGTATAACCTCCCACTCGCCAGGTGAAGAAATAGGATCACTTCCTAAATTGTTGTCGCCGACAGATCGATACCAATTACCATTGGAGCCTGTGACTATTTCGCCCTCATTATACGTTACAATTTCACTGTAAGGCCCAAACGGGACTATAGGGTTGTCCTGCCCAACATTATCGATAGGCCACCCAGACTGAACGATGTTTTGCGCACTTCTTAACTCAACACGATATAGCCCATCAAGAAATATAGGGGGAAACGTTCCGCTTGAATCCGCTATAACAGGGTTGGCGTTTGGCGTACCTCCAGCCTTAGTTGTGAATGTAGCCTTTGGAGTGGTAGACCCAGCCGCAAAGAAATACAGCCTAGCCCCAGGAAGCGACCTGATATTTAAATCAAACACTCGCATCTGAGGATTAAAGAACCGCTCTAGTGATGGCATTATTTTTCCTCAAGCTCTTCGGCTAATTGCTGAATTATTGCCGCATCATCTGCGGATGATTTATTTGCTACACCAGACAGCGCGCCTATTGCAGCGGCAGCATTATTTGAAGGAATATTTGCGCTTTGTGCAAGCCACTTAACAAAATTGGGATTGGACATTAATCTTGCTCCAGCCGTGTTCATTGCGATGCTTCCAGCAGTAAGCCCTAGAATTGTTGGGCTTGCACTCATTATGCCGGTAGCAAGACCTGTACCAGCAGCGATGCGAGATGCTGCCTGAGCCGTTCCGCTGTAGTTTGCTCCCTGCTTTGAAGACTGCTTAACAGTACTAGCAACCCGTGCAATCTTTGCAAGGTCATCACCATAGCTATCAAGCTTTTGGCTGCCCGAGAATAAAGCCTTTTTGGCAGATCCAAGCTTATCCCAATCAGTGACAAATTTATCAACAGAAAAAGCATCACCTTCGGCAGTTTGATTGCCAGATGTAGAGCGCCCCATTCTGCGGACTACATTAGACGCAACAACTTCCCACTCTTCAGGTTTTAGGCTGCGTTTTACTGCATTAATCGTTTGCGTTCCTTCACCACCCTTCGCTACTGCTTGGAATATTTTTTCAGGCTCGACTTTGGTTGATATTCTTTCAAGATAATCATCAATCCTATCGTGGCCGGTGCGCGTGTATTTATTTGCGCGCTCAAAAGCTTTTAGTGCGTCATCTCCCGAAGCAGATGCGGCGGTCTTAATATCTTGGGTCAATGCTCCGTACACACGCTTAAGCTCGGCGCGCGGGATGTCACTAACAAGCTCGTTGTTGCCAATCTTTTGACCTATGGACGACCGAAGACTTTTAAGCGTAGAAAAATCAACCGTTGCTGACGGGTCATTGGCCATTTGATTTATCTTAACCAACTGCGCGTTATCAAGCACATCGCCCCACTTGTCACCCCTAACAAGCTCCCCCAGAATAGCCTTTGTGTTATCAATTGAGACTTCCTGCGACTGGTCGATCATTGAGTCTGATTTATTCCATAAGACAGACGAAGTGGATCGAAATCGGTCAAGGAATCCGCCCTTTCCTTGAATGCCCTTTTTAATCTCAAGCCCTGCCGCCTCGGCGCCTTCTTTTGTGCTCAGTTCGTCAGCAATTGTGGCTAGTCTTTTTTGCATATTGGCCGCGATTGATTCTGATTTTCTCCTAAGCGCGCCGCCACCCATTACACTAGAGGATACCGTTTCAGCTGCTTGTAATGATGGTTTTCCGCTTGCCATACCAACTGTAGGAACCTCTCCGATAGATGCAAAATCATCAATAATTTTTGCACCACCACCAGACATAGGATTTCCAAATACTGATCTTAACGCCTCTTTTGCCAGTTGCGGAGCAAGAGCAACAGCAGCAGGAGCCGCAACAGCTCCAATCATTGCGCCAGTATCGCCTCCGGCCTCTTGGCCAATAGCAGATCCGGCGCCAGACAATGCACCAAAACCAACATCCTGAGCCATTGTTGATGAACCCATTTGACGCAATGCACCAGCACCTACAGATTCAGCAGATTGACCCATTGCTGGCAATGCCTGAGCACCAGCTCTTAAAGCACCCCCAATCGCAACAGAGGCTGGCACAGCTTCACCGGCAGAGCGCACAATATCACGCCCAAGACCTTGCTCCATGAAATTGCCTTGGGTGGCTGGAGCCAATGATTGAGTAAGCGAAGGTACGCGCATATCAGAACCGGCAACCTCCATAGCAGCATTCACCGGAGTCATTGCGAAATCAACTATCCCAGCAGCACCACGATTTACGCCCGACATCATTTCCAGTGCTGCATTGCCATAGGCATTCAGTCCGCTAGCCGCCACCCCTCCAGCTTGTCTCAGAAGACCCTTTTCTTCAGGCTGCGAAACCTGATCAAATTCACTATTGCGAATGGCAGCTGCGAACCTTTTTGCAGCGGCAACATCGCCAGCCTTGTCAGCGTTTCTAAGTGCCTGCTCTAAGCGCTCTTTCGTAGCCATTAGTATTTACTCAGTAAGTCATCAAGTGACGGCCCTGCGGTGTCTTGAGTTATTCCTGTAGTCATTGCTCCTTCTCCGGATCCGCCTTGTGTGCTTTGCTTCTGCATGCTCTTCCATGCTGATGCTAGACTTCTTCCTTCAGAATCCTTAAGACCGTCATTTTTAGCGATGAAATCAGCCTTAAACTCTGCATATTCTGCACGCTTTTGATTTAGCCGAGACATTGCCTCAAGCCAATTCGACACGTATTCAGGGCTGGCTTTCTCTGTCGGGAATGGCGCCAAAACGATCTGAATGTCGCGGTCTGTTGCGGGCCCTGGTGGCAAATTCTTAATTGCTTCACTGTTAGAAATAGATAGCGCCTCTTTCTTGAGCGCGGTTATTTCGTCTTGATTGCCGGTTTGCTCTTTCAGGTACTCAGACCATGTAGATTTTAAGCCGCCACTAGCATTTGATGCGCGCAGGTTTTTAGCAAGATTAACGTATCTTCCAGATGCACTGGTTGCCTCTGAATACTCATCGCTAGCCTGCCCAAGCTGTTTCTCAGCAAACGCAGAAAGGCCTTTTGATTCTTTAACAAATCCAGCCCCACGACCAAATGCAGGGGCAGACTCTGGATCTTCCCTCAATAGCCGCTGATATTCGTCCCAATCTTGTTTGTTAGATGTGGCGTCGGCAGCCTTAGGCCCTTGTGACTTTTCCCACTCGAATTTTTCGCGAGCAAGCTTGTCGCTTTCGCTAATTCCTTCCTGTGCGCCAGATAGAGAGCGGCGCATAAGGAATAGACCGGTCATGGTGCGCTGTGGATCATCACGCATTCCAGCAATGAATCGGTCTAGTTGAGCGGTATCTTGTCCAGCTTCTTTTCTGTCTTCGGCGGTGTTGAGAGCAAACTGCATAGCAGAGCGAGGATCATCCTGCGCCAGCGTGTAAAGCATTTCGGTATCGTTTGCGAATTGCTGCATCCTGTCCCCAGCATTCAAAGGAATCCCAACAGCTTTTGCAAATGCTGAAAATTCACGCGGTTGAGTTGATGCCATTTCATACAATGGGGAATCTTTTCTTATATTGGGCAGCGCCTCGGCAATAAGCTGGCCCATGCGAATCTCTTTGCGCTTGGCTTCATCTCGCTCAAGTCGTTGCTGGCGAACATCAAGCGCGCCGACAATATCAGCCATCTGTGGGTTTGCGATTTGATCTAAAATACTCATCCAAGTAACCCCGCACCTATTGCTTGTGTTATACCGCCCTGAATTGCGTTGGCTGTGCCGATAGTGCCTGCTGCATTGGCTGCACCTATATTTGCCTGACCTTGCGCCACAGTCGATGCCTGACCGCCTGCGATGTTTGCCAATATAGCCGCAAGTTGTTGTGATCCAGCACTGTCCTGCATTCCTGATTGGTAGATTATATCAGTAATCGTGCTGATATCCTTTGATGCCATATCGCTTAGCGTAATACCTTGCTGACTAAGAAGGTCGGCTATTCCTGATGCTGCCTGCGATGCGTTCTGTGCAATCGCCTTGCCTGCATCCATTCGCAATCCGCCTTTATTTAGTCCGGCAGAGTATGCAGTATCAGCTAGGTCTCGGGTTAGGCTGGCCTTGATCTGGTCGCTCATGGTCTGCATGTTTGCGCCGCGATCCGCAACAGTACCTAGATTAGCGAATTGATTCTGGAAGTCCTGAGAAGCAATTCCCGCTGCATTTCTTTGTAACTCAGTTGCGACATTACCACCAAGCAGTCCGCCTCTTGCTGCCGCGCTTCTTTCGGTTGCGCGCTGCATTTGCTCCATCTGATATTGAGCCGCAGGTGATTGCGTCATTGTTGCTTGGGCCGCTGCTGCTGCCGCAGGCCCATTAGCACCAGATAGATCGGCCTGTAACTTAGCTGCACCAGTGCCGCCTTGTGTGTAGGCGTTTGGTGATGTGATTTGGTTAATTGCTCCACCAAGAATTCCGCCAGCCTGAGCCGCGCCTTGATTGATGGACTGCTCAGCACCAATAAGTCCTGTTTGCGGGACTCCTGCTGTATTCATTGGCATCGATGGGTTTGCAGGCGCAGCAGTGCCCATAGTCGTTAGCGGGACTCCTGGCGCCGCCGGAGTGGCGGCTGGTATTTGCGCGCCCGGAAGACCGGAAGCAACAGCGGACTGCATCTGCATCGCCTGATTGGAAACTCCAGACTGAGGAATCATGTATTTAGTTGCGCTGACCATGGGTTACCTCAGAATAGTTTCTTTAAGAGTTTTTTTGGGCTTATTTTGTCATTAAGTTTTTTACTTAGCCCTAGTGGGTTTGTGAGCCTTTCTACGGGATCATAAAATTCTTTTTTGGTTGGGTCGCTTGTTATTCCGCCGCCTGTAAGTATCATATCTTTTGTGCTTTGCTTTCCAGCATCCACCCCATTTTCTGGCTGAGCACCAATCCCAGATTGGTCTGTCGGGTAAATACTTCCTTGCTGTAATTCTGGAATTACAGCGCCTATCATGTGGTCGGTTCCGGGTACAATTTGTGGCTGATTCGTGAATCCCATATCAACCGGAAGCCCTAGAATTGCATTGTTTGCCTGCACTGCGCCTTGACCTAAAACAGTTTGCGCTTGCTGGTTTCCTTGAAGGTATGGCAATGCACGCCTAGGCGCTGCGGTCTTGTAATAATCGAGTGCAGCCTTAATTCCCATACCTGAATTTTTAGAGCTGCGATCAAATAGCGCCATAACGTCTTGGCGCGCCTGATTGGCAAGCGCGGATGATTGATCAAGGCCTTTTTTAACTCCAGATGCCTGCTTATCAGCAGCTCTGTTTGAGCTAACAGCTCCGGCAACAGCGCTAACAACTATTGCTCCGCCTACGAAATAAGACATTTTCTTCCCTCCTGCAGGATCAGGAATTGTTCATGAGTTTTTACAACAACTTTAGCCTCTGCCTCTTCGCGGGTGGTCGCATCAGATGGGTTTATAGCAATCCACAGCGTGTCTTCGTGCATAAGTAGTGCGCGCTTGCTTCCGGGCCTGCCAACAAATGTGCATGGGCCGACATATCTCTCAGTTCCATCATCGGTTGTGACTGTCACATCACCAAATGGAATAACTACAATATGCTCATCGACATGGATATGCCCAGTAACAGCCGCCCCTTTTGGCATAAATAGCTCCCGCGCAACAAGCCCTTTGGCAAAATAATGCACAGGGTTAAAATCAATCTGTGGGAGCGATAATATTGCCTGTTCGGCTCGCAATATTTCCGCCCTGCGCTGTTCTTTTGTTTTATCAAGATCATTCATACAAGCACCCAGCCTTGCGATTTGTCGCCACCAATATTTTCTAGCTTTTTGATGTAAAGGATTGACCCTGCCGTACCCGCATCATTCATGTAAAGACGAGATTGGCCAGCTTCAACAGCTCCTTCAGGAGAGCCGGTGCCAATAATTACAGGGAGCCTCGAAACTGCCTCAAAGAACAATGACAGCTCTTGAGTAGCACGCCCCTGAGCATCAACAACCTTGATTGACCTGCCCAAATTATCAACTTGCAATCTCAATCTCCCCTTTCACAAATACCCGGTTGATTGGCTCGCTAATATCCCATCGAATGGTGATTGATCGAGGAAATCTACCAAGGCAAGGCCAAGTGACCGGCGCTTGGTATTCCCCTATTTTGCCCATTTTACGCGATATTTCAGGCGAATAGTTAATGCCGCCATCTTTCGATACGGACATTCTCACTATGGGATCTGAGCCTTGGCCATTTTGTGGAACAAAGCCAGATTGGCAGACCAATTGAACTTGATTTATTGAAAAAGGCTTACCTCCGTTATCAATTGGTGGGGTAGTGAAGTAACCTTGAATTTCGTCCTCATACTCATAGTAAACGCTCTTATCGTATGACCCGATTTTACCGGTGTAAGCGTCACCTACAACGATAGTAGAGAACGCGCCTACCATTGCATTGACTCGCCACGGTGATCTATCACCATCACGGTTCAAGGATTCTCTGCGGTGCCATAGATTGGTAGAGAAGTCATATACAACCGTACATACTCCCGGAACAGTGAACGAAACAAAACTATGGCCACGCTCTGCCCACTTGATCACATAGGCAGACCTAATAGGCTCAATACCGCCACGGAAAATAATAGTGTCGATTGAGGCCGTAGAAATCTTTTGAGGCGGGCCGCCATCAGTAGCCCATATCCCAGGCTGCTCGTTAACGCCCGAGCCAATCCAAACGAGCATGTTATTGACTTCGACCACGCTCTTGGGCGCATCGCATCCCTTGTTGTAGGTGCCAGAATTAATTCGCTGATAGGGGAAGCCGGCGCCCCCAACGTTTTGGTATTGCTCGAACGTCTGCGATCCGAACATGAAAACTATGCCGCGCAATGCAGCTCCAACCACGAGAGGGTCTGGGTCTGACTCGGCACTAGTAAAGTCAAGCGCGTTATAGGCAAGCCCATCGCGAAGCTCGCATAAAAACCATTTATTGCTATTTTTCTTGGTGAAAATGAAGTAGCCATCAGAAAAGCAAACGCTGCTAACTGGGCCATCAAAATCGCTATCAGAAATTTGTTCGAACGTATCGGTATCAACATCATAAATATAAGCGTTATGCTGATCGTTATAATCAGGCGTGACAATGCACAACTGGTAACCATTATCAGACGTAAAAACCTGATCTTCTCCCTCTACCGTGTGTGACAAGTCAGTGAACACAAAATCAACAGGCTTGGTTAGCTCCCAAAGTGAGTCACCTTGTACAGAAAAAGGCCTGTCACCTACTGCATGCAGTCCACGGCAAAAATCATTCACCCCAGCTTCACCAATCTCAGCAATACCGCTCACACCGAATAACGCCGCATCGGTAATAGTTTGAGACTCAGGAATGTGGGTGTAGAAGTTAACGCACTCGCGCACCGAAACGGCAGGAGACTCGTCCACATAGTAGCCAGATGCGATTGGTATAGTTGTGCGCGGCATTAGTAGCGATCCGGATAGAATAGGAAGCTGGAGAACTCGTCATCAGTTCCTAATGCGTCCTCAACATATGTAGCAGCCTTCTGCTCAAGGATTGCCAGCTTATTGATATCAATGGCGTAAGTAACCCCCAGCTCAGCAGCTAGCTTGTTTTTCAATGGTAAGAACCACTCAGGAGGAACCAAGACATTCTCAGCCTGATCCTCAGGGATGTACTGAGGCTTGATAAAGGTAAACTTCACCACCTCATTACAGTTTTGTGCAACAGGCCACACGTTAAAATAACCAACAGATAACTGACGATCGTAATACCATGTGTTCATATTACCAACAGTGTTTTTTGACGGTTGGCCGTAGAAATCTTTTCTTGCCAGTTGGATTGTAGGCGTGTCGTCCTGCTCGCAATCCCACGCATAGCGCGCATCAAGTATTCTGACAGGCTGATCAATAGCTGTTGTGTAGGTGTAGATAACAGCGCCCTCATTGATAAAGCTAGGCAATGGATTGGTTGTTTGGAACCAAAGCTCATCAGCGTCCACTTGGGAAATGGTATCCCACCAGCGAGCTCCGTTAGGCAATTCAATACCAACGAAATCACCAACAGTCATACCGGTGACGGTTTCAACTCGAACTCGCCCATCTTCAAAAACTAATAGCGCGCCATCGTCCAGCTCAAGCAATACCTCACCGTTAAGATCGAATATCGCAGGACCTTCATTGGCAGCAGTAGTTTCTGTGCAAACGTAATTAGTGAATGCGTGATCGCCGGGGAATGAGTAGCGATTTTGATTCGGGTTTAATGGCAGGAAAGCCTCAGTCTCAGACCAAAGGTGAATCTGCTTTGTTTGAAGCCATGCAAGGATATCGTTTAGAGTAACGCGACCCTGCTCAAAATCAGTCTCATCAACCTGCAACGCAATGCCGGATATATTTGCAACACGAAGCGCATCACGTATTAAATCGCCAGCTGTTTTCGTGTATACGCCTGTGCTCATATTACATCGCTCGCATCTATTGGTGGGTCTGCCAATGGTGGGCCTGGTCTTGGTGGTCGAGCATCTTTGATTGTATTGTCGTCGCGGTGCGGGCGGATTATATCCTGTGGTTGCCTTGGCTCCCAAAAGTCAGCCCTTACGAGCCGACCATCCCATCGCATACGACATTCACTGCGCTTGCACTTGAAGCCAGAGATATCGCAAATCACATTGTGATCTTTGTAGTCCATGGCTAGTTATCAACTTGTGTGTAGCTCAGTGTAATCGTCGCGCCAGCTGTTATAGAGTTAATGTACAGCCTAATAGCAGTTGGGTGCGCATGATAATGGATTGTTTGGCCAGCTGTTTGGCTGGCTTGGGTTGCGGGATCATCAACGCTCCACAAAAATGGTGGAGTTTTGGTCTGGATATCGTCAAATGTTTGCTGTAGGTCATAATTTACAGTGCCAGTGACATCAATCCGCAAAGCCGCATTAGCGCCGCGCCAATCAAGAGGGATAGGCGCGGTGCCAGAGGCCGCGATCAGTAACGTATCGTTGTATACCTTTTGGAATTTCATAGTAGCCTCTCAAGGTTAGTATTAAGGCTGCTTGGTGATAATTCCGCGCTGTACAGTAACATGCCACGCAGTAACGCCGGTTGCGCCAACGCCAGAGACGATAGTGACAAAGTCACCTTTCTTGATTGTCGCAGCAGCAATGATTAAAGACTTGTTCACTACGGCAGAGCCAGCAGCCGCAATACCGTCAGCCGCTACAGGGGCAACAGTGATAGATCCGCCGCCGTTATCGCCTTGGTATGAGAATGTATAGACCAACCCGGGCGCAGTTGCTGGGAGGGTAAACGTGGGTGTACCGCGCTTAACGATGTAGGTTTTGCCAGTATCAGCAGCAACCAAGGTTAAGCTGGTGTTTTGAATAACTGTTCTGTTGTTGTCTGCCTGAACACTGTCTGTGCCAGTTGGGAACCATGTAACTTTGCCCATTTTTAATTCCTACCTATGACTTAGGATAAAAGGAAAAAGGGGGGTTTCTCCCCCCAATTATTAAGCGCCTGATGTACCGTAAAGGCCGCGAGGATCACTGTAACCAGTTGAATAACGCTCATAGCCTTTGAAGCGGACGTTGCCATTAGTAAATGACGTATCCTGATCAAACTCAAGCGCGTTACGCTGGTAGAACTTCAAGCCATCGTCAGCGTCAGTCTTTACGAACCAAGCGCGGGTGTTGGCATCCAAGAACGGAGAGTTCACAAAGCCACCAGAAACAGAACTCAAATCTTTAACAGCATTTGTAGCGTTGTTCGCGGTATCGTTTTGCAATGCCGACTTCATCACGCGTTGGAACTCAAAAGTCAAATCGGTGTGGCCTATCAGCTTCATAGCGCGCAGCTTAATAACCAGACCGCGAGGATCTTTGGCGCGCATGATCAACTTCAGCATATCCTCCAAGGATGCCTCGGAGAAGTCAGCATCGATAGCCAAACGGTTTGAATAAGTGCCACCGCTTGGGCCATTGATGTGCGCTGTGTTGATCATCGACAGGCCATCACCGCCAACCATCGCAGAAGTAGACGAAAACGCAGTATTAAACAATACGTGAGTGCGAACTTCTTTTGATACAGCAAAGGTGCGAGCAAGTGACTTGGCGCCAGACTTCAGCTGTCCGTATAACTCATCATCCATTGCTTCACGGGTAACAATGAAGCCCTTGGCATAAGGAACATGCACGTACTTCGGCGCAAAGCCCTGACGACGAGTATCGAAGGAGATATCATCGCCCTCTGCTTTCTCGGTCACCAAGCCCAAGCCTTCCATCTGCACATCAACCTCATATGCTTTCTTGGATGTGTCGGTATCGTAAAGCTGAGTGTAAATAGGCTCGTAAGACTTGTAAGAATTACCGAAAACTTTTTTTACCCCTTCCTGCAAGAGGCGGGGGATACTACCTGTAGTAATAGTGCTGCTCATGATTAGACTCCCACTGCGCCAGCATTGTTAGTTGAAGCGTTAACTTTGACTCGGGCACGGTTACCAAGAACACCAGCCGAATCAGTCAGCAATGCAACAACGCGGAATGGAAGGGTGACAGTTGTTGCCTTACCTGTGGCGTTTACCGTCATATTGGAAATAGTCAACCCACCAGACAAGCTGGCAGCAGTGGCAACCAAGTCAACGTTAAGTCCAACATCAGCTACGAGTAATGGGCCGTTAGCAACATCAACTTCATACTCAGCATGGGGATCAACCTGAACCAACACGGAGCCAGCAGTAGCCGCAGGCAACCCTGTGTCTGTTAAGTTTTCAGTCGCGAAGTTTGGTACGATGCCGGAAATAACTCCGGTTACTTGTTGAGTGGCGGCACCAGCATCTACCTGAGCCACACCTGTTGCGGCGGTTGCTGTACCACTAATGCGTACAACGTCACCAATTGAAAGACGAGTTGCGTGTGCGGCATCTACGTCGAATCTTTCCAGCTTACCATCGGGGCCGTAGTTGACGGAACCCACAAATCTGAATCCACCTGGCATGGCAGACCTCCTATAAAAAATGAATGAAGAATAGTTGAATCTCTCCGTTCAAATTCCGGCAGGAAGCTGCCGCCTGAACTGGTAAATGCTATGCGAATGGATCGCTATTAACTCGAATCTTGTTGTCGTTGCCGCTCGGCACGTAAGTAGAAAGCCCTTCTGAGCTTGCTTCTTCTGTTTCACCTATGCTAGCACGATAGTTTTTCTCCCGCAATGCCTCGTCCTCATCGTAATAGATTTTGTCTATACACATTAGGTACATCCGGCGAGCGCCAGACATAGCGGAAATGTTTACACCCTGCTCATCGGCAACGTGATCCCACCATGCTGCCTTAGCTGCCTCAATGCGGCCTTTTCCATCATCAGCAAACCAGTAGTATTTCTTGTCTGGCTTCATTAGCGCTGCCGGATACTGCAGGTTGAAGTCTCCAGTGTTCATTGGCACGCGAGGTGACCGGCCTTCGCCGTGCGCAACTTCTTCACGACTAAGCTGGGATAATGACGCATCCACAGAGGCGGAAGCGGCAGACATGTCTGCTGATGATCTTTGGCGCTGATTGTGATTGCTCATTATTTGTTACCTTTTCTGTCAAGTGCTACGGCTTTTAAGAACTCTTTCTCGCTATCAAATAGCCCAGAGTCCCACGCTTTTTGTTCTTCACGCGTAAGGTTTTTCATTGAAACCTCGGCATAATCATTGCGGGAAGCCGTAGATGATCGCGAGCTTTCTGCAATTTGCGATGGCTTGGTTGATTTTGATGAGAACTTCTTAGCGATGGCAATATCAACCAATTCCAGGGCTTCTGCTGGATCGCTTCCAGCGCTAATAGCAGCCTTGTATGTTCTCTGTGCTAGCGGAAGCCTTGCGTCAGCCGGATCATTGCACCAAGGATTTGCCGCCTCCCACTCCACAACCTCAGCAGGTGCGGACTGCTTGACCGGCTCGTCATCTTTTGCCAGATCGTCAAGCTTATCAAGTTCAGCAAGCTGCTTATCAATGGCCTTAACGCCAGCCTTGTCAGCCTCTTCGATGTAATTGTCGCGCTTCGATAAAAGCTCTTCGCGCTGATTCTTTAGTGTGACCTGATGCAATAACTTCAGGTTCTTGATCTGATTTTCATGTTCTTTCTGTAACTTGGCGGTTTGTTTGATGCGCTCGCCACGCTCTTTGTAAACCTCTTCGCTCACCCAGTCTTCAGGGTTTTTTCCTGACTCAACCCAAGCTTCTTTGGTCATATAGCCGCGAGGTGCTGGCTTATCATCAACAACATCCACATGCTCGATAACCTCTTCGACTATCTCTGCACCATCCTCAAAAACATCATCAATATTTTCTGCTGCATCTGTCATAGGAGTTTTCCTCAGTTAACCTTGCCGATAATCTGTGTATCAGGGATATAGCGCATGTTCTTTACATCCTTAACACCAGATAGCTTACCCTCATAACGACGGTACTCAACCTTGTCGCCCACGTTGATACCCCATATTTGAGCTGGAGTTAAGGAGTAGAATTCATGTGACGGAGGGTAGTCATTTGGATTACAGCCGGGGAATCCACGAAACGCAGTATTACCTATTGCGCGGACATAGCCTTGATCGCATCCGTCCTGCTCGCGAGCCACATCTTTAGCCTGCAAAACAATACCGCCAGCGCTGGTCTCTTCGATCTTGATCATTTCAACTAACACATAGAACCCTAATGGCTCAATCTTCAAAATCTCTTCTGCTGCTGGATTACTTGGATCCATAAAGCTATTTTCTTCACAAAACATAATCACCTCTATGGTGTGGTTGGTAAATCTATTCAGAATCAATTATTGGATTCCAACTTAAAAACTCTTTCAGAGCCTCAACATGGGCGCTTCGCTTAATTTCACAGATTGCTATCTGCTCTATCGTGGAGTGAATTACCGTTTTCGCCTGCGTCTCCAGCATTCCCAATTCTACCTCAAGCAAGAACTTACGTGTAACGCTGTTTTGTTTCCATAGTGCAAAGGCATCAGGCTCTACGGCAATGTTCTTTAGCTCTTCTTCGATATCAGCTATTCGCTTGTTCATTCATGATCCTCAGCCGGAAGCAATGCCTCTTCTGCGCGCTTAAGGCCTTCACTAGCAGCAGTATAGACGCTGATTTTGTTTGTGACCTGCTCAGTCTCGGCCTTCTCAAGCGTAAGGATTGTCTCTGCCTTGGTCTTTGTAACTTCCTCTAATAGCTTATCAATCTTCGCCATTTGCTCCTTGCTTGTGACAAGGAATTCTTGATCCTTACGATCTTCAGCGCGCTTCAATAGCTCGGTTTGCAGCGTGATCATTTGCAGCTGTTGTTGAGCCATTTGATTGGCCATATCCTGCTGCTGACGCATAGCCTCCATCTGAGCCTTATCTTCTGGCGACATTTCAGCTTCGTTCGGGAATATCTCGTCCAAGTTATCGGACCCGATTCGCTTATAGAAATTCTTAATGATTGGTATCGGGTTGCCGCCTGCTTGAATCACCATAGGAACCTGTGACATTTCTGCTTCAGATAACATCATACGCTGCATACGGCTAGACATTTCAGGATTAGCACCGCATGCAACACTAAGCCCATCGGTGTTGAAGTCTTCCGAGAACACAGCCTCATCATCACCAACAATTTCTTGGTACTCGCTGTCGTCCAAGTAATCACGGTTCAATGTGAATAGAATCTTGAACTCTTTCGACATTGAGTTATTGATTAGTGACATATGGGCGGTGTGTTGGATAAGCGTCTCTTGGATCATCGCTAGTGCAGTTGTGGGCGCGGTGTTAGCGGTTAGCTGTCCGCCTGCATCAACGTTAGCTGCAAATCCCCTTGCGCCAGCCTCGATCTTCTCATTAAGCGAGAACAGAGTAGGGCTTGGCTCTTTGTATGGGAGCGGCATAATTGAGTTTGCAAGCTGACCTAGTGGGACTTCAGTTTGGACGAACTCACCCATGCGCATGGTGAATGTACCGGGCTTCTTGCGGAAACCCTTAGCAACGATACCACCCTGAAGTGTTGCCAGTGTTCCAGCGTTTAACAGGTCGTTGGTTGACTTGTTAACAGCCAGTGCCGCCGACCCAATCAGCCAGTAATAACCAACATCAAGATAAGTGCCATCAAATGACGGTATCAGTCCGTATTTGGTGATAATTGCTCGCGGATCAATGCGCACAATCTTGAAGCCGGTCATATCGTTGGCGTCAGGCAGTTTAGGCTCAATGCCATACTCTTTCGCGTCAGCCTCTATAAGCTCTGCGCGCTTCTTCTGTGCATCAATAATGGACATTGGCTTTAGGTTTTTTACAATCTGGTCGCCATTGCCAACGTAACGAACGATAACGCCATCAAAGTCATATCGAGCGACAATGCGAACCACATTCAGGCTTGCTACATGAACAGTAACCACATAAGGCTCTGATATACCATCTTCATCCAGATCCAACCAGCAGTACTGCTCGTAGTATTTATCCGGGTTATCTTCTGTCTTCTCGGCATTGGCTTCTTCGTCAGATCCGGCTGTGCCTACATCTTTCTCGTGATAGGCATTTACTGAATCTTGGATGTCGCGCCATATCTCGCTCTTAACGCGCGATGCATATTCTGACTTACTGAATGCAAGGATGTGAGTGAATACCCCATCCTCTAAATTACGTGTCTTCTGGTTGACGTAGAAGTCAGGGTAACAAACTACATCAGAGAAGCAGCGACCGCGAGTCTCATCGTAGAAGGTTTTCTTGAATAATGACCCAACATTAGGCAGGGAGTACATCAGGCGAGTGTGATCATCACGCCACTCGTTCATGCTGGTATTGATCTGCCAGTTCATCAACTCTGTCACACGATCTGCGCGCTCGTCTTTATTACGCAGGGTGCGCTTGCTCTCTTTGATCTTCTGATCATTGAGTTGTATCTGTTCTTGGATCTGCTTAACAGTTGCCTCAAGGTCAGATACATCCTGCCCCATTTCTTTGAGCTGTTCGATCTGCGCTATATGCCCCTCTACGTCATTCTTTAGCTGGGCAGTTTGAGAGGCGCGCTTGTCAATCACATTGCGAATAGTTGCAGCGCCAACAATTGAAGCCTTAACCAGCTTTGGATCACGCATTAGCTCTACAGTGGCACGATTGCCAAACTGATTGGCTGCCTCTGTGAGAATGGTTGATTTGAAGTTAGCAGAACCCTGCCATGGAGTGTCCTTGCCATTGAACTCAGGCTTGCACAGCTCTATGCCCTTATCTACGCAGTCCATCCAGTCGCGCATAGAGTCACGATCTTTATGTGCGCGTTCGACAACCTGAATGGCGATGCGATCAAGCTTTTCTTTATCCATTCCATCGGCGATGTTTGTTTTGCCAATGTAGTCAACTAGGCTTTTTATACTCATTGTCAGACTTCCCAATATTTTGATGTGCAGTAGAAGTTCTCGCCGGCATTATCAATTGCCAACAAATCTCCGGTTTCATCGCGATAAACACAAACAATCCCGCACCCCGGAACCTCTACCCATCCAAATCCATCAATGTCGCAGAAATACTTTTCATATTCTTCGTAAGTAATTTCAAACATTAAGCCCATCCTCCAGTAGAGTGGGATTCTTCGTAGTCTTCAAATACACCTATGTCACATTTACGGATAGCGTGCCTGCGCATCATGTAGGCGTAACGTATGGCCGATAGAATATCATCTTTTATCTTGACAATCTTGCCATTCTCATCGCGGTGGTACTGCATGAACTCTTCAAATACATCGGCAAGGTGATCGAATATCTTGAATTGCCCTAGCTGAATTAGCTTGTATATCTCTATGATGGATTGCTCCACGCTATTTCCACCATCAGGCCATGTGGCGTGTTCGTGGCACATCTCCCAGCCTGCCTCTTCGTAATATGACTTCTGCGTCTTGCCAGTTCCCTTCTCTGTCTGGAATCCATCTGCTGGCCATGCGCTTGGCACATCTTTAGCCCATGACTTGACGCGCTCCCATGCCTCGAAAGGCTGCGTCTTGCTAGTCTTCATTGCGTGAGCCACATAGATACACCAGTCATCAGGATCTATCCATAGCTGCACGTGTGATTGCGGGTGATCCCATCCAAAGTCCATGCCGTTAATAACGAGCCAGTGATCAGGGCACTCGAATCGCTTGACCTTTGTTTTTTCCATATCAAGGTCGAATATCAATCCGGTGCCAAGCAATGGTAATCCCTTGGTGCGCATATCACGCTGCCAAGGTGGGTACATGCTCAACAGGGATTCTTTTGTCTCTTCGGTCAAATGCTTTGCGTCATCCCACGTAGCGCGCTGCATGTATTGACTATCGCCGGGCGTGTCCATGAACGATATTACTAATTCAGTTCTGCCGTTCTCTGGAGTGAAGGTGAGAATGCCTCGCCCGCCTCGCCCCTTATCGCCCGTTGCGGTACGGGTTAATACTTGCGGGTATATCTGCCCGTCCTGTGGCTCTTCGTCGATGTGATACCAATCGACCGAGTCCCCCATCAAAGCATGCTGTCCCTGAGTGTATGACCAGAACTGAATGCGGGTTATGCCACCAGAGATATGCTTAACCTTAACCTCACGAACTGCGCGAGGAGTGCCCATCATTGGTATAACGTCAACAATCAGGTCTTTGTGTATCAAGCCACCATCTATCACGCCATTACCATATGAACCAACCAAAGGCGCCTGCAATAGGTCTCGTATCTTCTCGCCTGAGTATCCAAGTATCCAGATTAACGGAGCGTGTTCGAACTTGTGACCTTGCCAATCATCAGGGTATTTACCTGTTGCATGTGCTGCATCAATCAAGCATCCGGTATAGGTCTTGCCAACCCGGTTAGCAGCCATGAGCAAACAAGCCCTGTGCGAAGCAGTGCTTGCGATGAATTTACTTTGCCATGGGTATAGCGATGCGAATATAGACGCAATCCGATTCTTCTGGTCGCGCCTATTCTTTTCTTCAAGCAGTAGGATTAACTCGATCTTTTCGTTTCGAGTCATGATTGGAATGATGCTATCTTGGCTGCCAACTCTTCATCGGTGAGCTGCTCAAAGCTGATGGTGGATTGAGTCTCGACCTTATCTGAGTATCCATGCTTACCAAGAAGGAGCTTAACAATATTGGAATTGAACTCGCCTTTTAGGCCATTTGATAGAGCTACTCGCTCCTGAGTTGCGTTAATATCGTGCAATATGTCCGCAAACTCTTGCTTATCTTGCTGTGCGGCCCACTCATAAAGTGTGCTTCTTGATCTATTCAGGTGAAGGCTAAGCCCTGCAACACTTGGTACCGCATCACCAAGCTCAGCGTATGTGATTAGGTATTCTCTTGCCTGTCTTGCTATTTCGTCACTGTAGTGTGAAGGCCTTCCGCCTGCGTGCTTTGGTTTGTCAGCCATACTGTTTGGCCTCTGTTAGTTAATGCTGTCTGCGCTATGCAGGTATGGTTAATTTTACCACATCACCATGAAAATTTGTAATCCACGAATATCTCAGTCTTATGAAACTCACCCTCATTATTGAAAGGGTATCCGGTTAACCAGTTGCTGTGGTGGGATATGCCATAACTGATGCTTTCGTGCTCTATCCCTACCTCTATCCTGGCGCTGATTGGATCGTTAAAATGCAAGTAGACCTTTCTTCCTGATTCAATATCAGTAGTGTACTCAGTCTGATCTATTTTATAACCTGCCCCGATCTTCACGTAGTAATCGTAGTCAGCCATTGCGGTTGATGATGCGAGCATAAGGATTATTGCCAATATTTTCATTTTTAACTCCAAGTTGAAAAAGCCCGATCTACTCGGGCGAAGGTGCGGACTGATTTGGTGGTGGTGGCTGTGCAAACTGAAGGTGACTTATGAGTTTTCAGAAACTCAATAACTTCTGCTTTGCATTCTTCGTTAATCATTGATTCTTCCATCGTCATCAGCAGCGCCATGTAGGCGCGCTCCTGTAGTAAGTTTTTCAAAAAGTTGCCGTTAAAACTTCAAAAGGAACATCGAATCCATTTCTTGAGTTTGAGTATCCGGCAATCTCATACACAGAAAAAGTTCGCTCATCAATTACCTTTTGCTTTTCTTCTGAAGCAATACTTTCATCACTTGCAACTTCTGATTTTATTTCTAATATTTTGCTTATCACTTCGTTATTAGTCATTTTCTATCTCCAATCTAGCTACCGGCTAGTCAGTGGTTGCTGTATCGCTTCCATGTAAGTAATAATACTATATTTTTGAGTATTCGCAAGCATTATATCTAATAAACTTGCAATCTTTACACTTCCTTACGTTCGCAGTACTCCAGCCATGCACCGCGAACCATTGAGCGGAATTTAATAGGGTTTGACTTGGCTGTGCGACCCATTGAGTTCTCACCCAATCCTAGAAAGCGCTCGCAGTCTTTCAGTGATCGCCAGCCAATTTGTTTTGCGTATTGAGATGGCGACATTTTTTACCCTCTAACCACCCGCAATTCTTTTGTATCGATACCTTTTAGCGATGCCGATTCCAAGGCTTGCATTGAGGCATCCAAGTCGCATGAGGCAAAGAATAAATCAGAGAAAACCACTTTTCCTGCTTTGTTTACTAATTTGATATTGAACATTTTTATAGTCCTAGCTTGCTGTCCGGCTTTATTGCCTTCCATGTGATACATAATACTCTATTTAAGAATATTAACAAGCATTATGACGCAATTAGAAGCGTAAAGATAAGTTAAAGCCCGTTCAGGCAACATCTTGGGCGGCGATGCAATGCGGTTACAAGTCCTACCGTGCCCTACATGCTTATTTACCAGATTGCCGCAGCGAGGTGCTTGCACGGGTTTTGGTTAATCTGGATTACTGCGAACATGCGCGCTGGTTGTTTGGTCAGTGTGGCAGGACTCGAACCTGCAACCCCCGCGATCCAAGCGCGGCCGTCTACCAATTGACATTACACACTGTTATGTGCCGCCCTTTCATGCGGCCTGCCAGTGACACCCTCAAAGCTTTCGCTCCAGCCCACCAGTCTTCGGCTCCAGCCTTTCAGCCCTCTACGCCTACTGCTCTGTTTGCCTTTCGGCGAATTATCAGCCATTAAAAATCTGCCGCCCGGAACCAGCCTTTTCCCTCGCCCCAGGATTTGAACCTGAGATATGCCAAAGCGCTGTATTAGCCAATTATTGGAGTCGAACCAATCAGATTTTTAATGGCTGCCCACTATTGCTAATGGGCAATGTTGCTTATGTGTGCCGTTTCCGATAGGCCAGCCACACATCTGACAACAATTTCATCTTACCACTTAATCGATTTAGCGTTAATATCTTTGCTTTTCTTTACGGTTAGTTAGACCATCAATCTGTCAGTTATAAATTGAATTGTCTCGCATCGTAATGCAAGGTTTTCTCGTATGCTTTCAAGTCGCGCTGATAGCTCACAACTGATTTGAGGCTTGCTGTTTAGCTGCTCAGACGGTGAAGCCGGATCATTGCATGTAACCATTGATAGTCGGCTAGCTAAAATAGCAATAAGCGCATCCATATCGGCTAACTTAATTTCAATATTTTGAACCTTTTGCTCCACTTCGCTTACTGGTCTTACTGATTGAGCTGTTCCACAATTGTTCATAACTATTTCTCTCTGTTGGTTGGTTTGGATTTAACACTGAATTCACATTTACAATCTATACACATCTTCTTCCCCTCACTATCAAGCGATGATAGAAAGTAACTCCCGCACTTGGGGCATTTTGGCTTAATTGTTGCGCTCATTTTCGTGATCCTAAAATTGGAGCATCAAGGCCTTAATATCAAGCCTGTGTTTTTTGGCCTTAGCCGGTAAAAATGTAAGCACCGGTAGGCAGTATTTTTTTGCATCAGTAAGGTTAAATGACTTCTTGTTAATCTCATGCTGCATGGTTGTTATTGTAATCGCATCGCAATAGAAAAACTCATTGTCAATGCAGAATAAAAACCCGCAGCGGATATTGCCGATATAGGTTTCCGATTCCTTTTTTAGCAATGCCTTTAGCTGCGTAAGTCCATCAAACTCAACCCTCGCTTTGCGGTGCTTTGCCTCAGCGAATAGCAATACATGGCCATCGAATATAATGCAGTCGCACACGTTTTTAGATGTGAACCGGCGCTGCGTTTCTTCGCCTTGCCAGCCAGCGTCTTTTAATCGTGTATAGCTCAATCCCTGCTTTTCGCAAGACTCTTTAATCAGCGCCTCAAAGCCTTTACCGTCCATAACTAACTATCCCCTGGATAACTTTCAGCGGTATCTCAACCGGGTAATTATCTACCAGTTTTAACCACAAATCTGACTGCTCGCCATACCGGTGGATAAACTCATATTTATCACTGTGGAATAGCTTGTGCTCATCTGGCGTTAGCGGGATAACAAACCAATGGCCGATATGCACGCGCTCGTTGTTAACATAGGTTTTTCTTGATGATCCGACACAATGATGAACCTCTACGCCATAAGCGCCGGAAACGATGCTAGGCTGCTCTTTGCACCATGCCATGAATTCTTTTTCATCAGCGTGAGCGCCACGGCTTTGCGGTGTTGATTTACGCCTCATTGATAAACTCCATAGTAACGCAATCAAAAACCCAAATCTTTCCACCTGTGCACGTATCGCGAAGCATAGCAATTTGAACGGCTTTCTTTACACTTGCGCCCATAACCAAGCGCAAGGCCCTTCTTCTCAAGGATGTCGACCACGACGTCATCCATGGCAAGGCGCTCACCCTTCTTGCGGTTGACGCCGCCCTCGCCGACCACGCCCGTCCCAAAGCGCTCCACCAGCGCCGCCCATACCCGTTCGAAGTCGTCTAGGGCGACTTCGGGGAAGTCCGCCTGCCCGTACCAGTCCCATAGGTAGCGCACGCCCGAGGTGTGGGTCCCTGCAGCGATGAATTGTTGGCCGTTGCCGAGGAACTCGACCATCGCCTTGCGGGGTTCGCCCTTGTCGTCCACCCCGCCATCGACAGGGAGCATGCGCTTGGGTAGCTCACCGGCCACACGGAAGGCCAAGAGGCACTTACCCGAGTTGGCGCGGTAGCGCTTGGGGGGAAGGAGTAGTTCGTCCGCCAAGAAGTCGGCAATGGCCTGGGCCTTCTCGCGGTCGTCGACGTCGATGTCGAAGGCCCGGACGTTGCGGGTTTGCAGGCAGATACCGTAGTCAGGGTTCTTCGACCAATCGCCCACCTGTTTGGCCGTGACCTGTTTATCGGTCCAGCCGGGCAGCCCCGCGACGTGGCCCATGCCATTATAATGTGAGGGTGTCTTGCCAATGCCGGCGATTTTGCTGTGGGGCGATACCGTCGCCTGCGGATTGCTCACCACGGGGAGGAGGTCGGCCACCAGTCCCATGCGTGTGAACAAGTCCCACTCGTCAGTCGTCGCGCCCCAGCGTGGGCCGACGCCAGTATCTTTCTTCGCCATCTGTATTTTCTTTCTTCAGGGGGTTTTGTGGGAAGTCAAAATCGTTTAGGGCACCATGCGCAAAGTCGGGAGGCGTCCCTTGCTGGCCTTGCCAAGGGGCTTCGCCGCCGCCTCAAGCCGCTCGGCAAGTTTCAGGCTGGCGTTGCGGTGGCCCGAGGCCAGTTGGTAGAGGTAACGGCGCGAGGTCTCCGCCCCTTTGGCAAGGAGCTCTTGCTCAAGGGGGGTCGCCGCCGCCATCCATTTGTTAAGGTTGGTCATCACTTACCTACCGTAACTTCAACAGTTGGGTGTGGGTCATCACAAGGACCGGCGTACCTATGTTGAGAGGAGTTGTCGGGATCATGCCGGCGCGCAGGTAGGGGGCGAGGGAGGCGCGGGCCACCTGCGTCCATATGCAGGCGATGTCGGGGTTGGCGAGGTGCGCCCACATCAGTGCGCGGCGCAGCTTGACCGGTTGCATGGCGTCCTCGGACATGGCTTGAAGGTATACGATACCATGCTCCTCCTTGGAGAAGAGGAACACGTCGGTCACGCGCTTGGCGTCGCCGTCTTCGTTGACGTAGCCGACGATCTGCAGCTTTTCGAAGGTCGCTTTGCATTGGGCGTAGCTGTCAGGGATGCCCGTCACCTTGGCTTTGACGAGGAGGTCGTAGACCGCAGGCCACCAGTTCTCTTGAAGGCGCTCGGGCATCAGGACGATATTGAGGGAAGCGTGTTTGGTCACAGGGTGGTGCTTTCTGTTGAATTGAGAAGGAGGGGCTTGTGGAAGCCGACTTCGGTCGTGATAAGGACGGCTTCCATGGGCAGCTTATCGGTGTATTCGACTTTGTTCTGTTGGAGTTTCATGGCGACTTTTGTCTTGGCCGCTTCAGCGGTGTGGGCAAATGCCCTGCGCGTCTTCGGCACGAATTTGCCACCCGAAGCTGTCGTGTAATAGACGACGAGCCACCAGCGTGGACCTTCCCGGGTGATGTCCTGTTGTCCTTCGGCGCGCTCACCTGTGATGGCGCGGCGCAGGGCCCCGGATTGAATGACCACGGCACCGAAGACGTTGTGGCGGGGGAGGCCGACGATAAGCTTGAGAAGG